ACCACATTGGGGTGCTAATCATACTGCCAATGCATTGGTGTTTGCTGTTATGCAAATAGATTATGACGCAGAAAATGGACTTACAGGTTTGCCACAAATGACATTTGAAATGACAAACAGTCTTAACAATCCAGGTGATGTATTATACGACTACTTGACATCAGATAGATATGGTGCAAAATTAACAAACGCAGATATAGATGTTAACAGTATTATAGGTACTGCTAACACACAAATGGCAGGTTATTGTGATGAACTAGTTGCTTACACAAACAAAGCAAATGTAAGCACCACAAACAAACGTTATGAAATAAACGGTATGTTGAGTACATTTGATAGTGCAAGTACTAACATTGATAAAATATGTCAAGCAAGTGCAACATTCTTTACATACAATGTTAAAGATGGTGTGTTTGCCGCTATACCTAACAGAGCAATAAGCACAGCAGAAAAGGCCAATTGTTTGGTATACAATGATGACAACATAACCAGTAAGATAGACATAAGTTCAACAGAATTATATTCACTATACAATGGTGTAGAAATAGAATTTATGGATCAAAACAGAAAAGACCAAACAAATACAGTATTGGTGTCAACACCATTAGCCGATAGAAATGCTAACGAACCAGAAAACGTTCTGACGTATAAAATGGATATGATTAACGACAATGTGAGAGCAGAAAGATTAGCGAACATTGACCTTAACCAAAGCAGAGTAGCAACAGTAATACAGTTCGAAAGTGATTTCAGTGGTATACAGACAGATGTTGGTGACATAATCAAAGTCACTAACAGTCTTTATGGTTGGACAGACAAATTGTTTAGAGTTATGCGAGTAACAGAAGTCAGCAGTGAAACAGGTATGATCAATGCAAGAATGAGTTGTATTGAATATTCAGATGACTATTACTCAAACCCAATCAGCATCGAAACACCAGATATTGGCATAATCGATTTACCTAGAATACCAATTATAGGAGATATACCTATTATAGATGTATTCCAAGGTAACTATGGTAATGTAGATGCATTGCCAACGGCTTTTGGAAGTGTCATACCCAATCAAACAATGGCAGTATTTGGTGCAGGTGCTCAATTAGAAGATGCAGGATTAGATACTGCCGCAAACATAAGTGGTAGTACCACATACGTAGATCTAACAACACCACAATTATATGATCTCACAGACAGTGATATAGGTGATTATACATTCTCAGCAGAAGGAGCCTTAGGCGGAACTATTGCAGGTTCATATGATGTAGCATTTAGAAATAATGTAACATTGACTTTTGCAAATGCTACTAATGGTGCAAACATTGTGTATGGAGGCGGTGGTGTTGTACTGCAAGGTATCACAGATTTTACACCACAATTAGTAGACCTTAAAAAAGTAAGCACAAATCCATTAGATCATTCATTACCTGCAGATATGAAAATAGCAAATGCCACAATAAAATTAGAAGGTTATTCAACTATTGGTGCAACAGGACCAGCACCTAGGAAATTTGGTAACATGGGTTATGCAATGACTAGAATTACTAAAGGTGAGAAATAATGTATAGAATATTATATCATACAGCAGATGGCAGAATAGAAACATGCAGAAAAATGAGTGATAGCCTATTAGCACAACAGTTAAAATTAACACCACAACTTGCAAGTATTGATGGATTTGTTGCAGATAAAAGTGTTAAGAAAGTTAACTTAGATACACTAGAATTAGAAGATGTAGTAAACACATTGATAACTGTTGATCCTATGCATTATTTGAGATTGCATAGAAATAAAAAGTTACAAGCATGTGATTGGACACAAGGTGCTGATTCACCATTAACAGATGCAAAGAAAACAGAATGGGCAACTTATAGACAATCATTGAGAAATTTGCCTAATGGATTAACATTGAACAGTATTGAAGATATTGTTTGGCCAACACAACCGGAGTAATAATGGCATTTGAAAGTACAGGTAGAAGACTAAGACCAGGCTCACAAGGAAATACCACTAGGACGCCGGGTGCAAACAAAACAGCATTTGGTGAATGGACATACAATGTATATCCTACTGACAACCTTACTGCCAAAATAGTTACTACTAAATTACTAAGCAAAGCACGTGAAGATAGAACAGTTGTGCCACAACTAACAAATACTGTAACAATAGATTTAACACCAACAGGTGCAAACATAGAAACAAATGGTGGTGTAATGGCCAGTGTGAATCCACTAGATCCAGGAAACATAACACTACTAGCACTTAGAAAAATAAATCCAAACACAACAGGTATAGATAAGCCTAGTGTAGGATTTAGAGCACATGGTGCCATTCATGTTTATAACTTTGATACTGCAAACGCCACACTTGCAAACATAACACCACAAACGCATTGGTTGGCAGAAAAAAGCAACTTGTCATTGCCTGACGATACTGCAAATATATTGTACAGCACAAACATAGGTGATTCAGAAGGATTTGCAGTAGATTATAATCCAACACCAACTATACCACAAGGTAGTTCAGAAGTATACTATTTGAATTATGGTGGTATTGGCGAAGCAGGAAAACAATTATCATACAATTACAACACAAATAGTCTCAGCATAAGATCTTTTGGTGTTGCTGGTACTAGTCAAGCAGGTGGTCCAAACAATATATCTAGAATAAATTCATTTAACAGCGGCACAATACAAGAACCTAATTTGAATTGGGATACTGTGAGTAATGTTGCAATGAAAATTAGTGCTTTTGGTACTGGTGGCAATACTGCAATGATATTTAGAAAATTTGCACACAAAGAAGTAAACACTGGTGATGCAACACAAAGATTAAAGATAATAGCACAACATCCACATACACGTGACTTGTATGCTATACCAGGTGCAGGTTGTAGTAAAAACAGTCAACTAGATCCTGCAAATGTAGATACCACACAAAGAATAATTGCAGTTGTGCCGGATGGTGATTCTATTGCAAATGTAAGTGAATTAGACTTTAGTGCAACATATAGCATGTCACCTCCTGGTAGTACTGACATAGACAGAGGCACATACAATTGGTTTCAAACAGCAAATTTTGGTGTAGATGGCAAATTGTATTGTTTCAGAGAAGATACCAGTATAGATGCTAATATTACTGTTTTAGATGTAGATAATGTGACACTTGACATAAGTTCAACCTTTGATATATACAACACAGATGGTGCAAATACCATTGTGTGGGGTGATCAAACGTTTTTATATCCGGATGGTATGTTGAGAACAATAGCAACAGGCACACAAGGTGCTTTAAGTGGTAATTTACTAGTAACCATAGACACAAATCCAGAATCAGGTACATATCAACAAGGACGTATAGAAAGTATTGATTTGATTGCACCAGATGGTGCTGGCGTTGGTGTGTTAAGTTACATATTTGCAGAAAATCATGATCTATATGCATTTGAAAAACAATCAGACAATACAAATGCACCAAGCAGAGACTTTGGTTGCAAAAGATATGTGTTTAGTGGAGGTGGTAATGGTGATCAAAACCTATTGAATATGAGTGCACCATTGAGCAGAACCGTACTTTACCGTTAACAAAACACAAAAGAAGATAAATATAAAGAATACAAAACGCCTTATATGCCTCAGTATGTAAGGAAGTTCCTTAAGGAGACGAAGCAATGGCCGGAAGACTACTAGATTTTAAATCATATTTAGGTGGAGCAGACAATGTTCCAGTACTTGAACTTTTTCCATCAACCCAAAAAACATTCACATATGACTATGGCACAGATGTAAGTGCATATACATTTGAAGCAGATTATCAAACCATAGTTGTTGATGAACTAACATACGACAGAACAACTGGTAAACCTAACTTTACAGCCAGTACTGTGGTAGGATATTTCGCAAATGCAGAAATAGGTTCAGGTAATATTGTAACAACAGATGCCGCAATTGGTAATATCAAGTTCACAATACCAAGTCAACGTTACACAGGTAACATTGTACCAGATGCTAGAACAAATGTACCAATAACAGTAGTAGCCTTTAAATGGACAGATACTTCAACAACTCCAAGCACAACAGACAGCCATAGATGGGCACTTATAGAAAGGTATGAACCAGATGTAACTCCAGGTAATCCACGCGACGAAGCCGGATTTATTATATTATCATAGGAGTATAACATGGCAAATATAACAGTAAGTTCTACACTGAGCAACATCACAGTAGATAGCACTACAGATGTAGTAACAGTATCACAAACAGCCAGTAATGTTATAGTAGGTACCACAGTAACAGAAAGTGTAGATGAAAGAGTAGTATCATTAGGAACTGTTAGTGGAAACGTTTCATTAGATTTATTTCAAGGCAGAATATTCACTGCCACACTAAATGGTGATGTCACAGGATTAAACATTTCAAATGTATTCGCAGGACGTAGTGCCACTATCGTATTCACACAAAACGCTTTTGGTGGACATGACTTAAACACCAGTAATCCTATATGGAATAATTATGAATTTGTTAACAATTATAAGAATTTAGATACAGATCCATTAGCATTCTCAATAATGAACATCTTATATGATGGTTCAATATATTATACCAGTATAGGTGTAGAAGAAGCACTGGTATTTCCAAACAGTCAATTAGCAAATTCAAACATCATAATCAATGGTACAACAATTGATTTAGGCAGTAGTGCAAATATATCACCAGACTTTAGTGGTTCAACCACTGATGATTTACCACAAGGTAATAACAACATATACTTTAGTACTAGTGGTGCCGCTGTTAACACAGATAATTTAACAGAAGGTAGCACAAACAAATATTATTCAGACACATTAAGCAGAGCCGCATTAAGTGTTACACAAGCAAGTGCAAGTGGTAGCGGCACACTAGCATACAGCAATGTGTCAGGTGTATTCACATATACACCACCAGACTTATCAGCATTTGGTTTAACAAATGCACAAGCACAAGCATACATAGAAACAAATGGTTTAAATGGTACTGGTAATCTCACAATGACAGGCACAACTGCTTTTGGTAGTAGTGCTGATCAAACACATACCATAACAGGTAATTTAGATGTTACAGGTAACATAGAAGTAAGTGGTAACTTAAATTACAGAAATGTTGAAGATTTATATGTGAGAGATCAAAGCATAACACTAAATGCCAATGCGGCTTCAGATGCCACAGTAAGTATTATTGCAAACAGACCAGTTGCTGGTGCAAATACTGTTTTACGTTGGAATGAAACAGACGACAAATGGCAATTCACAAATGATGGTAGCACATATCAAGATCTTATAGGATTAACAAATTTAAGTGTTACCACAGCGGCAGCAAGTGGTAATGGTGCACTAAGTTACAACAACACAACAGGTGTTTTTAACTTTACACCAGCAAATACTACTGCAACAGGTAACGTTACATATAATGGTGTAACAGTAGAATTAGGTGCTAGTGGCACAATTGACACTTTCACAACAAATGTTGACATGCAAGCCAACGCAAGTGTGACCAATAATTTATCAGTTGGCGGTGATACAATTACCAATAGTATCAGTTGGCCATTTGCAAGTGACTTAGAAGTTACAACATCTAGTGGTAACATAGACTTAAACACTAGTACATTAGGTTATGTAAATATAACCACAGGACATTTAAAGACCAGCAGTTCAACAAATGTTGAAATAAACAGTGATACAGCAGTAGATAATTTATATGGTCTTAAATTTGACAAAGGCAAAAACATGTTTATTAGTTCGCCAAATTCAGCAACTAAATCCCCTAATTTTGTATTTGACATAGAAAAAGATAGCACTGATTTACAATATGAAAGAGTAGATGTATATAGAAATGGTTCTTTTGGTATTGGTCGCGAATATAACAAATATGGTGGCAGTATATCATCTCCTGCGGCAGTAGGCAATAATGATTATATCACAAGAACACAATACAAAGCATATGATGGCACAAATGATTTAATAGACGTTCTTTCTAGCAGTAATTCACAACAGGGTGGTATTGAAATTGCCACATATTTAGATTACACAGCCACAGCAAACATTACTCCGGTTATGTATGAGATTTCTCAGAGATTAGACGGAAACGTTAATGCAGGTTTTCCATTAGGCAGATTCAGATTAGAACCAAGTGGCCATATAGCCTTTAATGCAAGTGGTATTGGTAGATTCTCTAATGATGGTGGTGCGGCTAATATTGCATTAGATGGCACTATCACTTCAAAAGCAAACATTGAAGCACGTCAAACGCTGATAGGTGCTAATTTAACAGTAGCAGGTATCAGTTATCCAAGCACAGATGGCACAACAGGACAAGTGTTAACCACAAATGGTGCTGGCCAATTAACATTTACATCAGCGGCAGGTACTTATGGTAATATAGAAGTAGCCAACTTCTTAGCAAATGGATTTGGTTCAAACACAATTACAACATCAGGCGATATCACAACAACAGGTTTCTTTGAAGGTGACCTAAATGGTGCTGTAACAATTGATGTATACAATGATACAGTAAGCACATTAACAAAAGGTTCTACAGTATATCTAACAGGTGGTGCCACAGGTGATAATCCACATGTAGAACTTGCAGATAACACAGATTCAGCAAAAATGCCAGCAATTGGTGTTGTCAGAGAAAACATTGGTGCAAGTAGTATAGGACAAGTTGTAACAAGTGGTGAAATGAATTACACATCACATGGTTACACACTAGGTGCAGATTTATATGTAAACAACAGCGGTGGTTTAACCACAGTTGTTCCTGCAGGCGAATCACAACTCTTACAGAAAATGGGTAAAGTTGTAGGCACTAACCACATAATGGTGCAAGGTGCATTTAGAACAAATGCTGTGCCTAATCTAGATAATGGTAACATATTCTTAGGTAATGCCAGTGGTAAAGCCGTAACAGCAACTTTCACAACTGAAGCAAACGCGGCCATACTGAATTACAATGGTGATATAACCAGAATGAATCAAGCAAACATCAGCAGAATTAGTGTTGGTGGAGGAAATATTGATTTAGATAGTGCATTATTAACATTCCCAGATTTACAATTCTACACAGAAACCAGTGGTGAAAGATACTTTATAGGTGCACAAATGAGTGCTTCTACTTCAACTGGTATAACAGATGCTTATGTTAAGAGCAGAGGTAATATTGCATCTCCTAGTGTGTTAAGTAACAATGATAGAATATTAGAAACAGACTACTATGCACATGATGGCAGTAACTATATTCAAACGTTTGGTGAACACATATACCATGATAATGCAACAAGTGGTATAAGTGCAGGCACATTGCCACTAGCCAAAGAAATATACACCAAACAAGATGGTGACAGTAGTCAACCATTTGACATGAGTATTGTGAAGTTCCGTGCAGATAGAACTATTGCATTCAATGACACAGGAACCAGAGGCTTTGGTAGTGGGGCAGGTAATGCCAACATTCAAATGGATGGTACTATCAATACTGTTAGTGGCATAAATGCAACAGGTAACATATCAGCAGGTAACGTAAGCACAACAATTATTACTGCAACAGGTGATATAAGTGCGCCTACAATGACACCACAAGACATAACACTGAAGTCATTCCAAGAAACAGTTGTAGACTTAGGCACAACTAATGGTGATATCAGTTCAAGTGTTGATGCTAACCAAGGTAGTATATTCACAATGGTTGCAAATGGTGCCGTAACATTCAACAGTATTGCAAATGTAACTGCAGGTAGTTCATTTGTGGTCAAAATCAAACAAGACGTAACAGGTGGACATGCATTGACCAGTTCAATGTTGTTCTTAGGTGGTAATGCCACACTAAGTGCAGGTGCAAATGACATCGATGTTATAAGTGTGCTTTATGATGGAACAGATTATTTGGCTTCTCTAAGCCACGATTATAAGTAGAGGTTATAATATGCCTTTTAGTGCTAGATTAGGATTTTATGGTGAAACAGGACCACCTGAACCAGATACTCCTTGGTATGAACTCAGTAACACTGAAATATCGGCTGCCATTAGTTCTTTTGATTTAATAGGCACAAGAAGTAGTAGTTCATTTGACTTAGGTAGCACAATATACAGCACTAATGGTGCATACAGAGGTGCAGTAGCGGCACCTAATGGCAATGTGTATTTGGCTCCCAGTGCAAAATCAACCAGTAACATACTAGAATATGATCCTAGCACAGGTAACGCAACTGAAATAGACAGTGGCGAAACACTGAGTGGACCTTTGAGATATCTTAATGGTGCATTAGCAAACAACAACAAAATATATTGGGCACCATACAACATGGACAAGTTCTTGATATATGACGTAGATGCTGGTTCTTTTGAATTACAAGATTGGGGACTAACACTGAGTAATCCTGGTTATGAATTTATAAAAGCCGCAGGAGACAAATTATACTGTATAGGTACACCAGCAAATGCAGTTATTATCAATGTTTCAGCAAATACAGCCACTGAAAGCACACTGAATGTATCATTGGGTGGACCAACTTTTGCAAAATTTGTATCAGGTACTAGAAGTGTAGCAGACAATTGCATATATGCGGCACCTTATAACAAAACACAGGTGTTAAAAATAGATCCAACCACAGATGAAGGCACACTAACCAATTATGGTGAAACAATCAGTGCTCAAGCATCACAAGGTATAACAAATGGTAAGAATGGTAATTTATACATAACCAGTCACAATGCCACAAGAGTATATGAAATAGATCCAGTTGCAAATGTGATGACAACCATATCAACAACTGGTACTACCACAATGGGTGCCGCAATGGGCACAGATGGTAATGTTTATGGTGGTGCATTTGACCAAGGTATGTTTATAAATGTAGATACTAGTAGTGTAACAAACAATCCCAGTTACATACCAAGTGGCCAACAAAGATGGGGTGCTGTTTCACAAGGCAGTACATTACTGATGTTCCCTGCACAAACGTCAAATACACATGTATACCATATAGATACAGCAGGCAGTGGTACAAGTAGTTCAATACTAAATGAAATTACTTGGAGTAATTACTTTAACGGAAGTAGATAATGACAGCAGTAACTTACTATCACAGATACAATTTAGAAAACATGCAATATTGGGGTAGCACAAGAAAACATGGTGATGACCCAACATGTGGTTATACAGAAGTAGAGCCACCAGTAGTAGACGATCATTACACACAAATACAGGTGTGGAATGGCACAGAATGGTTAATACAAGACAGATAGGAGAATAATATGCCAATGAATCAAAGAGGCGGTAAAAAGAAGAAGAAGAAAGGTGCTAAAAAAGGTAGCAAAAGAGGATAAACAATGGCGTGAATACTTTGCTGGTATAAAGCAGGTATGCCCATGGAGTTATAAATTGATGGACAAGA